TACATATCTCATCTATAAAATAAACTGTGCTACCTTCAATAACTGAAATTGCCACACTCATCGGATCCACATTAAAATCGATTCCACACATCAATTCTCTTGTGTCTAAGTTATTGCAAGGCACTACAGTTTCTTCTCTGTCAAAGTTATAATATACTACACCTGAATATGTTGTAAATGTTGCAAGATATTCTTGTTCAAATGTTCTTTGATCCATATCACGCATAGCACTATCTATCTCTCCTTGCGGAACATTGCCTCCATCTATGGTTCTGTATGTAAAACTATCCCAACCTGGGTTTGTTTTTGCTTCCATATACATTTCGTGACTAAATGATCCTACGCCCCTTGGCGTGCCTGTAAACAGTGCGTGTCCATTTTTGTCAGATAGTGTAGGGCGTAGGATTTCTGTCCAAGCCTTGGGATCTATGTCTTGGAATTCGTCCAAAACAAGAAAGTCGAGGCCCACGCCTCTTAAACTGTCTGGTGAGTCTGCGCCTTTTAAGCATATTTTACTTCCGTTTTTCAATCTCATTGTAAGTTCTGCTTCATTTGTTTGTTCAACCCAACGCAAGTCTTTGAGTTTGCCTTTTAGTTGATCCCAAACAATGCCTTTGGCCATTCTATAACTTGGCGCTACATACCATACAAGGCTGTTTTCTTTTTTACTTGCAAATCTTGCCAACTCACGCATTGCTACGTGTGTTTTGCCAAAACGTCTACCTGTAACAGCAACACGAAAACGTGCGTCACTATCGCAAATAGTTTTTTGTGCATCACTTAGTGCCATATATTAATCTTCCCAAGGTAACGGTGCTTTTGCATCGCCGTCTTCTGGTGTATCCCTCATTCCAAGGTATTGCTTTGATAAGAAGATTTGTAGCCTTGTGTCTCCATTCATCGCCTTTTCATACATTGCCCTTCTTAAACTTTGTCTGCCTTCTTGTTTGCCTTTTTCTAAAATTTTACTAAATCTTCTGCGAAGCGTGTCAACACTAATGCCGCATACTTCTGCAATTTCTTGATCTGAGCATTGGATACAAGCCAAGCGGAATACAAGTTCCCTATCTATGGTTTTGTATTTCTTAGTTGTGTTATTCTGCTCTTCACTCATTATAGTTCTCTCTCTACTACCTTTATTCTAAAGTTTCTGCTGTCTTGTTTACTGTTGTCGGTAACAATTTTGTATTCGACATTGTAAATGTTGCCAGCAGTTCCGCCAGATATATTCGCTGTTACGATATAATCTGTGTTTGTTGACGAGTCTATTGTCAAAGGTGCTGAATCTCCTGATATAGTTTCTGCTGTAACAGTAATGGAAGAAATAACTTCGCCACTGGGCATCCAGTTCTCCCAATCAAGAGAATAATCCAACACTGCGTATGGATCTTTTTCAATATAGGTGCCCTGCCTATCTTGTTGAAATCCAGTTAATGTAGCCATTATCCTGTTCTCCTATCTTTAATGCCAGCAAGTTCAACTAACTCAAGAGGTTGCACGTCTAATAGTCGTGTTTCACTTGGCACCTTAAATTGTCTTGTTTCTGGTTGTATACTATTTAACCTATTTTCAGATTTACTGGTTGAAATGCGTGTTTCTTCAACGATTTCCAACAGTCTTGATTCTGAATCTACTTGATATATCCTAAATGGATCAATATTATAAATTGTTAATGCACTTACTGTTGTAGCAAACGCTTGTATATCTACAACGCCTCCAAATAATTTACCACCAACCCAACGTGGTAAAGTAAATTCTGCACTTGATGTTACTAAAGCTTCAGTAACTTTAACAGCCTCAACACTTAATGTGCCTGCACTTGCAACTATTGTAACTGCATCACCAATAATATCAGCATTTACCACTAAATTAGTTGTAGTTTGTTTAACAAATGGTTCTATTGTTCCAATGTTTAGATTGGCAAATGTTCCTGTTGCTCTTATTTCAAGGGTTGTTTCTTGAGTAAATGTTACAGTCTTACTGACGGCATCTGCTTCAACATCATCACCTGTGTCTGTATATCGCTGTCTAACAATTTCTTCACTGTCTGTGATGTTATACCAATGAACATCGTTAAAACCTAATGGTTCATTGATTGTGTTTGCTTCAAAACCAAATACATAGATACCAGGAGCGACAGTAATTCTAAAGATGTGTGTGTTGCTTATTGTAGTGTCAACAATGTTAGCATCACTATCACTTTGAATAGTAATTGCTCTACGCCATACACCAGTTGAAACAAATTGTAATCTGTCATTTACAGTATCAAAGTCTGTTGAGTCAACTATACTCTGTAGATCAGTCTTAGGATGTGCGTTTATATCAGCAACACCTGGACGTATTCTTGTATAATCTACTGCTACACTAAATGCACCAGCATTTATTGCAACGCCATCTCTAATAACATCTCCGTCTACTGCTACACTAAATGCACTTTCAATATCAAATGGTCTACCTTCAACTTGGAAGATACCGCTTGCTGTTAAACTTGCACTGGCTTGTATAACATTAGGAACAATATCACCTTGTGTTTGTGCGCTACTGTCTACACTAAATGCACTTGAAATAGTATCAATTTGTGCTTGAGTTTCAAAATTACCAAATACTGTAACAGTTGCAGATGCCGCTGGAGCAATATTAGCAACAGCAGTTATATCACCATCAGCAGTTGTTGTGAAATTGCTGGCCAGTGTTGCGTCACCTCTAACGATGCCAACAACATTAACTTCAACCATTGGACCCCAAACAGTGCCAACTGGATTATCCCAAGTTACGTCATCTTGCCATAGTGTAGGATGTGTTTGGAATGCTTGAATATCAACAACACCAACTTTAGTAGCAATAGCACTTGAAGTTAGTGTAGCATTTGTGCTTATGTCTGCACCTGGTGATACAGTTGCAACAGCACTTACTGTGCTTGTGAATGCACTGCTTTGTGTTACTATTGCACTAACAGTTTTAACAGAAGCAGAAAGAACAGAAACGGCACTGTTCGAATTTGCCGAACCGTCTCTTATAACATCTGCGTCTATTGTTGTTGTAGAACTACTACTTAAAGTAACTTGAACTGTTGCTGTTTTAACAGCTGAAACAGTAGTTGTAGATTGTGCAGTTAGGTCTGCACTTGAACTTCTTGTTCTGTCTGCACTGGCACTTAGCGTTGCACTGACACTTGTTGTTGCTATACCACTTTGTATAAGTCCACCAGACACTGATAAACTTGCAGCCACAGAGATATCTGCGCTGCCGTCTATAGCATCTTGAATATATCCGGCTTCTACATAAAGATCACTGTCTGTTCCAACATATGTAGCGTCTACATATCCTGATTCCAGATAGTCATCATTTAGTATAACATAAGTGTCTGCCATAGGGCTAATCCCCTATGTTATGCCAATGTGACTGTTAAATTGCCAGATGTAATTTGGAAAGTATCACCGTCTTGGATAGTTTTAGCAGTAGTCAATGTTCCGTAAAACAATACATTGCCTGTTGTAAGTGCATCTATAATAGCAATGTGCGTAATTTCACCCCAATCACCACCTGATGCTGGATCAAACGTGACGTTTGCATCAGTTGTTGCTGAACCATCTGCTGCCGCACCAAATGAAACTGATTTACGAGCATATCCATTGCCTGATACTTCGTCAGTTAGTGTTCCTGCTTCAAGGTTTTCGTCTGTAGAACCAGTTGATGGATCTGATGTGAATAATCCAACATATACAGTGGTCGGCGAAGTCATTGCTGTATTACTGAGAACGTGATCTAACAGTGCGTTCTCGAGATAGTCAGAAGCTTGTGACATATTTTTTCTCCTTAATTAAGTTTTATAATCGCGATATACATATTTAGTATGTTTGTAGAAATATAGGCTATTATGCTATTCTTTCAACTCTAATTGGATTAATTGTATAGGTATCATCAGCACCATTCTCAAATACTTCAAATGTTAACTTAACATTAGTATCAGATGCAAAAGTATATACAACCCCAAAACCAAATATGTATCTATAAGTTAATGGTGCCGCTGTTATACCAGTTACTTCACTATCTGCATAAGCAATAAGATCTTCAGCAACATCATCTGTTCTTAATCTTGTTTCAACCCTATCTGTTGCATCAATTGGTGAACCTGTAATATTTTGCACACCAATTGATTGTATAATATAAGTGCCTGCTGGAAATGTAACATAGTTACTGGTTGTTGTTAAACCGCCATTTCCAGATAGCGTAAATGTGCTTGAATAATCAGCTTCACTATTTGCTCCGCCTGAGGGTGCATCATATGCACTATCTTGTTCAACTACATTAACATTAGGAGCAATCTTTGGTTGCCACACACTACCATCATATACTAATGTATCTCCAGTTGAAGGTGAACTAATATTAAATTCATCTATAATATTATTAACGTTGTCAATGTTTTGTTTTATGTCAGGACGAGCAAGACTAATACTATCAGTGCCTTGATCTACATTTGTTGTTCCTGCTTTTGTTGTAGGCCACGCCATATTATTCTCCTGGTCCTGCTGTTGCAGTTGACGGTGTGCCAGTTGCGTTCAATGTATAACTCCAAGAACCATTTGCTGTTGGGAAATCACTTGAATTACCTACGTGGTATACTAATGGTTGTGTTAAACCTGTGCCTGTTCCGTCACTACCAAAATCTACAGGTCCACTATTTGTGCTATCATAGAAATTATCAATGTTACTTGACAAATCATAATATTTGTTTGTAATCCAAACCTGTGCAATTTCATTTTCGTTGTCATCTTGTGGACGTCCGTTTACAAAAATGTCACTGGCTGTATTGTTCCAATCTAAATTATCGCCAAATGTAGTATTACTTGTAATAGTATATTCTGCTCCGTCTACATAACAGTGTGCTGTGCCTGCTGTGCTAAAATCAGCACTGAATACCACGTGATGCCAACCATCAGCAGTTGAATATAAACTGGTGTTTGTAGTTGTTCCATCGTAGGTGCTACCTGGCGATTGTATATAGAAACGCATTTTAGCATCTCCATCTTGCCATAGCCAAGTGCCAGCAGTAA